CAGGTGGTAGATCAGCATATTTCGGTATTTCATGATGTAATCAAAGAAGTTTTGTCTCAGATGGATCTTGAAACCTCATTGTACTTCATGGAAGTTTTTAATGAAAAAATGAATAAGTTGAAAGTTCCGGATAAGGATTTTCCTAATACTGAGGTAAGACTTGCAGAAGCAAAATTGCTCAACGAAACCATTAACAAAAAAATCAATGAGTAACCAATATGGCAAAAAACAAGTCTCAGCAACCTAAAATTGATATGCCTCTCAAAGAGGATTTGGACAATATACTATTGCGTCCATATTCTGATGAAGAGCTTCAATTGACCCCAGAATTAGAAGAGAAAATCAAAAAACTAATTGAGTATTTTGATTCTTCTGGTATTGATTATGGTAAGGTTTATGATAAGTTTTTGCCAAAAAATGCTTATCCAAACAATGAATCATATTTTCATATTCCAGGCCAAAGAGATACTAAGAAGTGGTTAGAGGCTGTTCGAACAATCTTTTCAAGAGAAAAGAATGGCGAAAACAGATCTAATGCTATTCGTGCCACGACTTCTGGTTGGAATGTTTTAGAAACTTATGATTTTCTAAACTGGCTTAAATTCTACGAAGAAGGAGCTCATTTGAAATACAAATTCGCACAACTGTGGTATGAAAATGGCGCCCCAGGTTATTTCTTGCATGTTAAAAAAGATCCGGAGCCAACTCCTGAACCAGAAGTTAATGGTAAAGATATTGATTTTGCTCGTGAAGAAGCCGCTGAAACTTTGTCCAATTCTGAGAAAAGAAGAATTATTGAGAAGCAAAGAAACAAGCTGGTTGGCAGATTAGATTCTGCAGAAAAACTATTGAGAACCACTGACGGTCAACTCTTTGCAGGCAAAGAGTATGAGACACTAATTGAATCTATTTATCAATTGAAAAAGAAGATTCATATGGTCAATAAGGTTAGCACCTCTACACGAATTTATGAGGACATGATTGTTCGTGAAGGTAACGTGTTAGCTCGTCAAGGTTTTAAGAAGGCAGCTAATCTATTATATTCATTAGCTGATGATCCTAATGCTATCCCAGAGCCAGCTCCACCAGCACCTCCAGCCGAATCTGGTGGCGCTCCAGGCGGACTACCATCTATGGGTCCAGGTGCTCCACAAACTCCAGTGGACAACGAACCAAAAGATGAAGAGAAGGCGGCTCCCCCAGGTATTGCCAAGTTTTTAGATAATTTGGAAACAGGTAAAGTTACCACCAAAGATGAACACGAAGCAGAAGATGAATTAGAAGTTTTCGATTCATTAGAAGTTGAAGACTCTGAACAAGATTTAGTTGTTGAAGCTCAAGCTGCGCCTCCCGCACCTCCTGCAGCTGAAGCAGCTGAACCTTTAACTCCTCCTGCATTAGAGCCAGACGCTCCTAAAGAACCAAAAGCTCCAAAGCCAGTTAAAACTCCAGAAGATAAAGCCGTTGATTTAGAAGTCACTGAAGATGATATTAAACCAAATCCATCAGGTGAAACTCCAGCAGCCAGTAATTTCGATAGTAAGGTTAACTCACTATTGGCAGGACTAACTGTTAGTGATGTTATTTCTAAGCTTGAAGAACTATCAAAGATTTTCAAAACCAGAGAAATTCCAAGACAATTATCAATCGTTGACATGATGCTTGATAGTATGGGATTGGCATCTTATTTCCCAGGTCTATCAGAAGCTCAGAATAAAGCTCTTGAATCAAACAACTATATCTCTACTCGTGTTGAGGATATTCTTTCTAAACTACGTGGATCAGTTGCAACTAAAGATATAGATCTTAAGGGTGGTGAGACACCAGAAAATCCAGAAGTTGCTGGAATCAAGGGTAAACTTCAACAAGATGAAGATAAAGAAAAAGCTCGTAAACAAATGAGAAAAGAGCAAGAAAATCTTGATATGGAGAACAATACTAAAGAAACTCCAGAAGTCGAAATTGAAGAAGATTTGGCACCAAAAGCCCCTCCAGCTCCACCAGCCGCGCCAAAACCAGCACCTTTAGCCTAAGTGATAAAAATGGATGAAACTCCGAGAACTATTGCAAGACATGAGAGAGGTTCAAACAAATATAGGCGCATCTGAGCCGTATATTTGTGGAGGTACGCCCCGTGATAAATACATGGGACGATTGGACAATATCTCAGACTTAGACTTTACAACTGGTGATGGAACTATTGATTATCTTTCTCAAGAGTTTGAGATAGTTCTGCGTCAAAAATATAACGTTACCAGGAAAAGTATGTCTGATGGTCATAGTACCATTTTCATAGGAAACCTTAAGTTAGATTTCTCATCTAATTACAATGTTCCCAATATTGATGCTATTCTTAAAAAGATGAATGTACAGCCAAGTGACATGCAAAGAGAAATGTTTAGTCGTGACTTTACATGTAACGCTTTATTATTATCTTTAGACTTGAAAACTTTCACTGATCCGACTAATCGTGGATTTCAAGATATTAAAGACAGAAAAATTAAAACTTGTTTAGCTCCGGCTCTTACTTTAACTTCTAATAGAAACAGAGTAATTAGAGCTATTTACTTGGCTTCTAAATTGGATTTTGATATAGATAAAAGTATTGTCGATTATGTTAAAGCTAATCCGGAATCAGTTAAGATTTCAACTGAAAAATCATTAGTTGAAAAGCTTAATCAAGCTTTTGAAAAAGATGCTGATAAAGCTTCTCACTATTTAACTGAAATGAATTTGTGGAACTATATCCCAATTCCTAAATCTGTATATCCATACTACATCAAACATACACAAGGAAAAATTAATGTCAAAGAGCCTAAATAAATTTGTTCTATGGCATCAGAATAATATAGGTAAAACAATAAACCAATTTATTGTAGGAGAATCTACGAATAAAATTGGAAGTGTTATTTATGTATTATGTAAGTGCTCTTGTGGTAAAGAAAAATTTGTTAAACTGTATAATTTAGCTAATAATTCTGTAATTTCTTGTGGTCATACAAAATATGCTCCAGAGCACCAATCCAAAAGAAGTAGAAAACAAAATCCTCAACTAACCACTATTAAGAGAATTTACAAAAACTATAAAAGATCTCCGAAAGATGATCTTACTTTAGAGCAATTTATTGAATTATCTCAAAAATTTTGCTATTATTGCGGATCACCTCCTTTGAAAACATACAATTTATTTACTGATAAATCCTATAAAAAACAAGCGACAAAATATTCTATAGATAATGGAAATTATACATGGAATGGTATTGATCGTATAGATTCTGATTTACCTCATACAATTTCTAATTGCGTAACATGTTGTTATATTTGCAATAGAGCAAAATCAGATATGACTGTTAAAGATTTTTACAAATGGATAGGTAGGATTTCAAATAATATAAAGGATACTAATGAATAAAAAATCCTATTTTCAGGGAACTGAAGAGCCAACTCCTAAAAAGAAAAAGTATGAGTCCGAACCAAGAATAGTGGATCAACCTCGTTTCGTAGAACCATTTTATAGAAACTATGATGTCTATGAGACAGAAGGTGTCGACGGTCCAGCCAAGCATGGGCCAGGCGCTGGATGGCATGACATGGGTAAATACAAAAGCATTAAAGAGTTCTTGGCCGAGAAGCGTAAAAAGTTGAAAGACAAGTACAAGGCCGATGATTCGTGGGTACAAGATAGCGGTAAATTAACTAAAAAAGATCCAAAGATGCAAGCAAGGGCATCTTTATTATCTCGTTTTGTTAAGATTGCAATTGATTTTCCAATTGATGACCAAATTAATGATCCGATTTTAGGAAATTCCGGCACCTATAGCGACTCAGTGCCGATCGGTGGGCAGCTCGACGAATATCTAACAGAGCCTGACTTCGAAGGAAAATCCGCGGACCAGCTTGACTTCGGTCGTGATTACGCTGAATCTGAAAAAACTGGCCCAGTCAATGTAGATAAATTAATTGAAAAATATCTGAATCCTAAAGAGACAGATTTATATGGATTACCAGATGGAATAGATCCAGAAGAAGATCTGGATGCCGATAAAACTGTTAACAATTCTAATCCAGAATATGGAACAACCGACTCAGGAAACACTTTATACGATAAGATTATCAATTAACTGCGACTATTATTACATATAAATGCATATAATCATAATAAAAGATAATCTCCAGGGGTAAAATACATGTCATTCAAATCAACCGCACAAGAATTAATAGTCTTAGACCCAGAAATGTTGGGTTCTCAAGATGGATCTATGGAGCTTGTTCCTTTAGAGGTACATGATGAAGCTCCTCATCAACACGATGAGGGTGGTGAACATGGTCACGATCATGGGTACGGCGAGCCAATCGAAGTATCTGATGAAGTTATGACCAGCCCATCTGATGGAGAAGTCGTTATTGAAGTTGGTGGATTACCAGGTGCTCCAGAAGGAACAGTTGATCCAGAGCCAGTAATGGAAGTTCACGAAGATAAAAGCGATAAAAAAGAATCTGATGAAAACGAAGCTGCATCCAAGAAACCAGAAAAGTGGGATTGGTCATCTAAGGGCTCACATGGATTCGTTGCTTGGATCAAAGAACGTATTGATGACGTTCCAAAACATTCAGGTTATGACTCTGCTGGTTTAGAGAGAGCAGTTTCTTATCTTGAAAAACTTGATGCAGAAATTTCTAAGGCCATGAGAATGGACTTAGATGGCGAATTAGATGCCAACAAGATTGAAAAAGTGCGTGCAGAGATTGATGATGGTGTTAATAGACTTCATGATCGTCTTGATAAGGTTAAAAAAACCAAAAAGCGTAAGAAGAAGTCAGATTTAGAAGAATACAAAATGGTTAAAGAGGCTCAAAAGATTACTGGCGTTCAAGGCGTTTATGTGACAGTTGACCTATTAACTTCAGGCATTGCAAGAGTTTGCATTAATGGAATGGTTTCTGCCGGTCACGACATCGAAGATTTATATGCAAGACAAGTTAAAAAATTCAATCTTAACGAACGTGAGCAAGCTCAAGTAATGTGGTTATTAGCCGATATGGGCTACCCTCTTCGTAGAGACAGAGGATTTATGCCAGATGAAGAAGTTGACACTACCTCCAGCGACAATATGGACTGGGCAGCAAATTACAAAGGTTAATCATGTCTAGATACGTTCGCCACCAATCAGTTGTTACGAGAACTTCCGATGATCAAATTGATGATGACCATTGGTTAAAGCAATTCGCCAAGAGTTTGGAGAAGGATGCTGTACAGTCTCGTCAAGTTGATCAAACTTTATTTCATCAAATCAATACCATCATGAACACTAAATCTAAGTATCCTTCTGTAGCAGCTGCTGTGGAAGATATGAAAGAAAGAAGTGGATTAACTGCGTATTTGAACAAAATTAATAAGACTTCAGAAGTTGAACCGGTTACTACCAGTAAAACTTCTTCGAAAGTAAAGGCCGCTTCAGACAGCAATAATGCTGTGAAGAAAAAAGTAGATGTCACGCCAATTGTTATTAGAAAGTTTCCTGGCATTCAAACTACTTTGGAAAATCACATAAAAGATTCAAAGGGCAACCTATCTATTCCAGCTATCATTGACAAAATCAGATCGATTCATCAAAAAGATGTCTCTGACGCCAAGGACTGGGAAGATGATAAGTTAATGCTTCTTGTTAGCAAGTTAAATTTGGACGCTAAGAAAAACAATCCAAATTCATATGATAATTTCTCTAATCTTGGTAAGCGCGAGCAATCCAATGATGACATTGATCCTTCTAACAGCGATGCTTTCCATTCTTTGAATCCTGTTAAACTTTAAGGACTCATATGAGTGTTAAGACCGAAGAATTAGATTTATTTGAACAATTGAAACAGCAGCTACTAAACCTTGATCCTGTTTATTTCTGCCAAAAATATTTGATGTTAGATGGTGAGCCGTTCTCTCTCGAGGGTAACGGCTATAAACCTTTTGCAGATATTTATCGATATATTGGAATCAAGGCTTTAGAGCCTAATTCCAAACCAACGATCTTAGTAAAAGGTCGTCAGGTTGGAGGTACTACCTTAGCCTCTGCACTTGAAATGTATTTTTGTTGCTCTGGTGCTTTTGGAACCGGAGGTCGTCCGCCCGTCAGAATCATTCATGCTTTTCCGCAAGCTGAAGTTGCTCAAAAATATACCCGAGAAAAACTAAATGCTATGATTGCCGGCTCTGTTGCTTCTGGAGAAAGAGACAAGAAGGGTCAAGTTAAGAGTTACATTGAGAACTTGTTAGACAAGACGAGTGACAGTAATGACTCTCTTAGTTTCAAACAGTTTACAGGAAGTAACTTCATACGTATTGACTCAACTGGTCTTGATGGTGGTAGATTAAGAGGAGGTACTGCAGACATCATCTTCTATGATGAGGTCCAGGATATCTCTGGTGAAGCTATTGGTAACACCGTTGAAATGTTGAAGCAGGCCAAGATTGGTCGTCAACCAGGCGGAGTGCAAGTTTATTTTGGAACTCCAAAGAAAAAAGGTTCCGACTTCAACAGAATGTGGAACGTTTCTAATCAACAATACTTCAATTTGGGTTGTGAGAAATGCAAGCAATTGTTTCCACTATATACTCCTGAATCTGATGAGTGGAAAAAGATTTGGATTCGTGGTTTCATTGTTAAATGCCCGCATTGCAATTTTGAACAGAATAAACTTGAGGCCGCAGAACGTGGTAAATGGGTAGCCACCAAAGATATCAATGATCCTAAAGTTCTTTATGTAGGATTTCATATTAATCAATTCTACATGCCAAAGATTAAGCGTGAGGACATCGATGCTGAAGAGCCTGGCACACATCCAACTAACACTGAAAGAAAATTCAGAAATGAAGTTTTAGGTGAGTTTTATCATGGAGACTCAAGTCCAATTTCATTTGATGAGATTGTTAATTTGTGTGGAGATCGTGAAAGAAAGTGTCGTGCCAGGATCAATAAAGGTGATGAGCACATGGTCGTTCTTGGAATCGACTATGGTTTGAAATCTAATTTGGAAGAAATAGCTAAGCCAGATAAAAATGATAAACAGGGTCAATCCTATACAACTGCCGTATTGATGTCAGTTAAAGGCCCCAATTTATTTTCAATAGATTTGGCATTCAAATTTCAACGCAATGATCCAGAAAGTAAACGCGGAATTATTGATAATTTGATGCGCCAGTATAATGTAGATTTGTGTGTAGGAGATATTGGATTCTCTTATGACTTTTCTTATGCTCTACAGGCTTCTTATGGAGATAAGTATTTAGTATCTAATGCCTTATCAAGACTTAATGATAAGATCAAGTTTGATAAAGATGAACAACCAAGATCTATTAAATTTGAAAGAGATTTTTATATCTCAGAAATTTATGAGCTTTTGAAAAAAGGACAAATCAGATTTCCATTGGGAGATTATGATAGAGTAGGTTGGCTTATTAATCATTGTACAAGTATGGAGTTGAAGCCAAGCATCTCTAAGCATGGAGATCATACCATTCATTATGTTAAAGGATCTACTCCAAATGACGGATTTATGGCTATGTTAAATGCTTATTTAGCTTATAAGTTCATTATTACTAAAGGGTTTACTGATAAAAATCCAATGCTACAACAACAGAATTTCGCTGAAAAGAATAGGCCATTAGCTATTACTGGCTATGTTCCTCGCAAATTTTAATTGAAACCACTATATTAATCTCTTTCTTGATATATTATTTATTGAGTATAGTGTATAGGGTATAGTGGAAGCAACGAGGTTTTATGTCTATTAACAAAAAAACAAAATTATGGGAGGGGCCATCCAACTCTGACCAATATTTTGCCAGTCGATCATCTGTTCCACAAGTAAGCGCTATTATGGCGCATGGTGTCTCACATTCAAGACGCGATGCGCTATCTTCAGAAGTTGATCTTGGATTATTCAAAGATGGTTCAGGTCCAACAGCTAAAGAGAATGCTGCTACACAAAATTCATATGTAGTTTCTTCTGTAGGTATGAAGAAATACGCTCAAGTTGTTAGCAATAGCGGTGGCGGCTATAGAGGTGGTGCGGGAGATACTGTTAAACAGTCCCCAGAAGTATATTCTCCTCTATGGTTGAATAGTAATCTTAATATGCCAAGAGACCGAGCAACAATTAATGCTTGGTGTCGCAGTTTTTATGCTTTAAATCCATTTGTTCATAATGCCATCCAACTTCACAGTACTTACCCAATTAGTAAGCTAAACATCAAGTGTCCTAACAAAGACATTGAGAAATTCTTCAATGACATGATTGAAGAAATTGATTTGATGAACGTCTGTGTGCAGATTGCGCAAGAATACTGGCTATTGGGCGAAGCTTTCGTTTATGCTGAACTTGATGAAAGTTTGGGCAAATGGAGTCGTTTGATGATTCAAAATCCAGACTATATGATTGTTCGTCGTACTGTAGTTGCTAATGAACCAATTATTCAATTACGTCCAGATGAAAATCTTAAAAAAATCATTATGTCGAATAAACCAAGCGATATTGAGCAGCGTAAACAGTTAAATAATCATATTATTGATTCTGTTAGACGTGGTGAAAATATTCCACTGGATAACTTCCATGTTTCTCATCTTGCAAGAAGAATTTCTCCTTACGAGATTAGAGGTACTGGTTTGCCAGTTTGTATTTTCAGACAATTAATGTTGTTTGATAAGCTTAGAGAATCAAAGTATGCTCAAGCAGATAATATGATTAATCCATTGACAGTTGTCAAGATTGGTTCTGCTGATTTTAAGCCAACCTTTGCCGACTTAGAAGCTTGGAGAAATGTTTTCGAAGAAGCTCAATATGATAAAGATTTCAAGATCTTTACTCATGAAGGAGTTGATGTTACCAGAGTAGGTTATGGTTCAGGTATCTACGATATTTCTGGAGACATTACTCAAATTATCAAAGAAATCTATGTTGGTCTTCAAGTTCCACCAGTGCTTATGGATGGTGGCGCTGATACTACTTATGCCAACGGTGGCGTTGCTCTTGACGTTCTAAGACAGCGTTACATGCAATTCCGTAATATGATGTCTACTTGGTTGAAGCGTAAGATTTTTGCTCCAATTTCTAAAATCCAAGGTTTCTACGATTATTCTAACGGTAAGAAAGAATTAATTGTTCCAGATATCGATTGGAACCATATGTCATTGTTCGACGCTGGCGATTATATCAATGGTTTAGTTACTTTGACTCAAGGTGAAGGCGAACAAAAGAGAGCTTCATTGCATACATTGTATCGCTCTATGGGTCTTGAGTTTGAAGATGAAGTTCGTAAGATGCGTAAAGAAGCAATTCAAAATGCAATTGCAGCCAAAGAAAAGGCAGCTTTAACAACCATGGATCTAAATGCCCTTAGAGCATTGGATGATGAGGATGAAATTCCAGAGCCAATTAATGCTCAACCAGGACAAGAGCAAGCTCTTCCAGGCGAGACTCCAGGTGGAGCACCACCAGGCGGTGGAAGTCCATTACCAGGATTAGATTTAGGTGGCCCTCCACCTCCAGGCGGAGGAGCACCACCAGGTCCACCACCTCCCCCACCACCTTCAGGCGGAGAATCAGCGCCTCCAGGTCCACCACCCCCAACTTAATTGAGTACGTTAGTTCCGAACTTATGTATAATTGAGTATTATTTTATCTGATTATACATAAGGTAGAGGTTTTATCATGCAGAAAACTGCTCAAAGAAGAGGCATTCTTAATAAGCTAAGAGAAAATACTAATCTCGGAGGTATGGCCGCTGAGAATGTTTTTTCTCCAGAGTTCCGTGAATTGATGGATCGTCTACGTGATGAGACTGATGATCCAGTTAGAGCAATTCTTTCTGGTACTCAAATCGGTAATGCATCACCTCCAGATGATGCCATTAGTTTAAAGGATCTTCTTAAAGAAACTAAGTCAGCTATTAATCGTCGTGAGTATATGAAAGCTGTTGCCAATTTAGGTAGATTTCACAAGAAACTATTTGAAGCAACTAAGATCCTTTCAGGATTTAAGGCTAATGTTGATAGTATTCATGAAAAGTTTTTATTTGAAGGATTAGATGATGATAGTAAAAAACATCTTCACGATCTAAAGGGTAGAGTTGAGACTAAAGCTGCGGCTACTGATCAAAGATATTTTATTAAAGAAGCTAATATCATGGATTTCTTTGCCAATATTGGAACTGAAAGAGGCCGCGCTTTAGCTGCTTGGGAAAAAAGATATCCAAAACAAGTTGGCAAATTAAAAAATGATACTAATAGTATGTTAAAACGTTCAGAGTCATTGATGGCTAATGTTTTATCTGTTCTAAAAGATATGGCAACTGCCAGAGCAACTCGTAATGTTGATAAGTATCTTATTGGTGCCGACAAAATTGTAAAACTTTATAATGCATATGATGTTGGATTTAAAGAATATTACAATTCTAATGTTAAAGGGTTCTTAGAGAAGCAAAAACTAATTTCTGATACTCCAGTTGAGAATCCAATTTCTCCTGAAGTCCCAGCAATGGGCCCAGATAGTGTTCGCCCAGGCGATAGCGCTACAAGAGAAGATTTTTCTCCAGCTCCAGGATCATCTCCAAGATCTAATACATTGCCAAGTGCAGGGTTAGCTCCAGAAGGAAATGTTCAAGTAGGAGAATCACCTGCTCCTGATACAGAAAGAGCTACTGGTCCAGATACTGAAGTTCCACCAGGCCCAGATACTGAGCGTACTGGTCCACCAGAATTCAAGTCTGATAAAATTCTAAATGAATTAGTTAAAAGACACAATATTCCAACTCAACAAGTTCCTTCCGCTTCAGGTCCAAAATATATGGGTCCAAGTAGTGATACAACTCCGGTATCAAGAGCTCCAAGTATGTTACCAAGTAACAGGCCAACGTCTCCTGTTATGCCATCAATTCCAAAACCAGGCAGAATGCCAACTATTCCAGGTGTGGCTCCAGAAGCTCGTCGAGTGGACCCAAGAGACAATTTAAGAACAGAACCGCCTTCTGCAGCTACAACTATTGTTCCATCCAGACATCCATCTATAATTCCACCTGGACGTGTACCTACATTAATTCCAACTGATGATTTTGGTGTGCCAGAGGAAGCTCCAAGACAAGATGTTAGAAAAGCTCATCAATCTTTCTATAAGACTTTAGAGGTTTTGGGACAAACTGAGAGCCCAACTGTGCTATCAATGTATATTAGAAAGTATGCTACAACTATTCAACACAAAGATTTAGTAACGGCTCTTAAGCTATTTGAATTAGCTAAGAGTATCAAGGAATAATCATGTCTAAATTAGATAGTAGCTTCTACCACAAACTGTTAGAGGTGTCGTCTAATGTTGGAATGAGACCAGAAGATATTCTAAATATCATGACTATTGAGTCTGGTCTCAATCCTGCTGCGGGACATCCTGGCGGAGCTACGGGCTTAGTTCAATTTATGCCTGACACTTTGAAAGGATTGGGTTACCAAGGTAGTGCTGATAGTTTTAAAAATGTTGCAGCCGTAGATCAACTAACATACGTAGAGAAATGGATGAAGAGCATTATCTCTATGAATGGTGGTCGTAATCCAAAATCAGTTTCACAATATTATGTTGGTAATTTTCTTCCAGTAGCTTTAAGATTACCAGGCGTACAGAATGAAGATCCTAAAACTATTATTGTAGCCAAGCATCCTACCAGACCTCATCTTCCAGGTGTTAGCATCAAGAGAGAAATGCTATTCTATAACTCTAACCCATATTTAGATAGAGATAAAGATGGCGCAATTACTTATGGTGATATCCAAACAGTTGTTAGAGAGGCATCTAAGACGAGCGCATTTCAAGGAGCATTGGCTGATATGAGAAAATCAACAGGATATACTCCAACACAACGTGCGCAACCGCAATCTATGGTTGCTAAAAATACTTTACCAGACTTTTCACATAAGTACCCAGGCAATGACAACGGCGGCATCCCAGGAGTCTTTAAGAATCTATTAGATAGTTTCTTAAAGCAAATTGCAGCATCTGATAAACCTAATAAAAAGGTGTATGCTAAATTTTTACCAGAAAACAATATGCTAATTCAAATTCAATCAGATAGTTTCAATAACTCGATTGAATTTTCAAGAATATTATGCGCAGCATTAGACGAAGAATTATTATCAACAGCTTATATACATACTGATGGTGATGATGTAGAAATAGAATGTAAAATTCATGGGCCCACTCATGAGTGTTTCGAAGCAGTTAAGCAGTTATCAAGTAGTATAGCGGAAGCTTTTAAAGATGCCACAATTAAAATTGGTGGCGTTGATATTAAAACTGATGTAATTATGGATAAGAAGTCATTTTATCATCCAATTGATGCTAAAATTGCAGAAACACAATACAGGACTTTCCTGCTTAAATTTGTTTGAGGAAAAATGGTAACCGAAAAAAATATCGTTAGTATAATCAGCGAGTTTAATGAAGCTGGAAGAACTGGAACCTTTGCAGAATTTCTTGCTAAAGTTTTCAAAGATAAGTTTATTGAAATTTATCTTGGTGACTCATATGAAGAGATTAGTACTGAGCAAATTTCATCATCTTATCCAGCAGTCTTCTGTGGCAAAGTTGTTGCAGCATATAGGGAGTGTTTAATCATCAATTCTGTTTATGCTAAGAATAGAAAAATGATGAGTGGTAACTTGATGTTTATCAATGAAAGAGCCATTAGAGCTTTAAATGAAATTGATAACAATGGCATCATTGAAGATATGTTTTTAAGAAGCAAAGAATCGTTAGAAGTTCCTGGCGTATTCGGAGAAGAAATAGACGCAGAGAAATAATGCACAACCCAGACGATATCTTAAAATTAGCCAACGACTATTACAATAGTTGTCATGGTTTTGTTAAGGAGGCTGTTATTAAAGCCCTTCCTAACGGTAAGTATCGCGTTTTGTCCGAAACTGGCAAAAACCTTGGCACATTTCCATCTAAAGATTTAGCTAAGAAAAGATTAAAGCAAGTAGAGTATTTTAAGTATTTGGATCGTTCTGATGCTAAAGATACTGATCATTTTATCGACTTAACTAAAGCAGTTGATTTTTCTTATTCTGCAATCATGAGAGAATTAAGACAAAATGCTTCAAAGGAACAAGTTATGATGTTCCTTAAACTATTCAAAGTTAATTTTGATAAAGCCGTTAAAGAAAAAATGCAAAAACCAGAAAAAGTTGGTTTGCAAAACGCCATAGTTAAATTTGATAAACTATATAAGATCAAATTAGATAAAAAACTAATCAAAAATGCCGCTGTTAGTGAATTAGGTGATGCCGCTGCTGTTGGAAAATATCTATCAGACATTGTTAAGTTTACATTAAGTAGAATTGCTCCTGATAAACGTGGGGCCGCTATGGATAACTTAAGAAAAAAGCTATATCATTTGAATGAAAATGAAATTGCAATGAAACAATTGCCGGCATCTTCATCTTTAGGGCAATCAATTACTTTCGTTAAGCACGTTCTATTTAATCAAGACTCTCGATATGTTAGAGAAGTGTTGAATAATATAGTTAGGAATCTTCAATGATTCAAAGGTTAAGAAAAGTAACTGATGGACTATATAGGGGTAGCGCTCCAAGTCCAGCAGATGTTTTGTGGCTACACGATCATTTAGGTATTAAGAAGATTGTTAGTCTTGATAGAATAACTGGTGATAAAATTGATCGTGCTTGTAAGATGTTAGGAATCGAACATAAAAAAGTTTATATTGATGACTCTCGGGCCTCATTAGTCAAGTGTTTCATGCATAATCTAAAACATTTATTATTGGATAATGGTCCTACCTATGTGCATTGTCGTTATGGTAAAGATAGAACCGGCTTAGTAATTGCATTATTTAAGTGTAAATATATGAATATGCGACCAGAGAAGGCTATTGAAGAGGCTAAGTCGCTTGGCTTTGGTTTAGGAGTAGATCCCAAATTTAGCCACCTATATGAAACTTTAATCAAATCATGCAAGCCCTCTTCATCAGATACTAATAGTGCTGATATAGTTTCAAATGAACGTGAGTACACTGGAGATAATAGAGATTCTTATTTAGATCAAGCTCAGCAGGGTTCTTTTGCTCCATATTTATCAGAGACAAGACAATATCCGGCTGATTCGGTTTATAACTATATTAATGATCAATCTCCTACAAGAGAGAATTATTTAAGTAATAAATCAATAAAAGAACATGATAATGAAGAGGAAAAAGAAAGTGTACCTCAAGTTGGCGTGTATAATAACGATGCCGGCGCCCAAGGATTTGGGCCAACAGAAAACTATGGTGGTTTCTTTTATGATTAAAAAAGCTTACTCTGTACAAATGACTTATGATGTTTCCGACAGCGAAAAAAGTATTGCTGAACGGGCTCTAATTCATTTTTCTCAGTCTAAAAAGTTTTTAGACTTAGCCGCCGACCATCTTAACATTATGAAGACTCCATTCAAAGAAAATCCAGAAATGAAGCCTGAAGATGTTATGGAAGCTCGTCCAGCCATTAGAAGATTTAGAGATAAGTCTGTTGAAAACTTCAATGAATTTAAAGAATCAAGTTTCAAATGCGTAAATGTCATGCAAAATTTTGCATCAGATACGCAAACTGTAAAGCTTATGAAGTCTTTCATTGCATCTATTGATGATTTAGAGATTAAAGTAAATAACTTCGTTGATTTGTTTGATGATTTGGAATCTGCCGATTTTGCTAAGAATATTGTCGCATCTATTGAAGAGATTCAAAAGCAATGTGAAGAGATTGATGAGATTATTGACGAAAGAATCAAGAATCACATTCAAACTAATATTCTCGCAACAAGTTGGGTAGATTCAGTAAGTAATGATTTGCAAATGAAAGTAGAGAAGAAAACTCCTTTGCTTTTGGAATTATTCAACAAACGTCAAGATCAATTGAACGACGTAATCAAGGAGAAATCACAACAGGGCGGCTAATTTACTTGGCCAATGATGGTAATATTGTCATATAGATTTGAAGTTTACAAATTTTGTGGTAATAATTCATTATAAATATTGAAATACCTGTGATTGTGATTCTCTTAATGGAGATAACTAATGTTTATAAAACGCGGTGATGATATCAAAAATAAAATAGTAGCTGTCATTGACGGAGACGAACTTACTGAAGAACAGAAGAAGTCTGCACAAGAGATTACTAAAAAAGTTACTAAGCAATCTGATGCTTCTGATGTGAAGAAATCAGGGAGATAATTCATGTTTAAAAAAATTGGTGAAAATTTAGAGATTAGCAGAATTGAGAATACAGAATCATGTGTTCCAGCTGTTGATCCTGCAATTTTAGATAGCTTCGGCAAGTTTGCCTCTAATCTAAAAAAGATTGCTCCAAAGGCAGAAGATTTCTTATACTTCTCTGCTGTTATGATGCATGCTGCTGAGGCCGCATGTCTTAACGATGATGGAACTCCTCGTTTAACTGCTAAAGGCGAAACTGTTCAAGTTGGTTGGGATAAAAGCGGCGGCACTTGGAAATGGATGTCTAATGATCCTAACGTCCGCCCTTATAAGAATTCTAATGGAGATATCTTTCCAGAAGAAGAATTAACCAAAGCCTATAAAAAATGGATTGGAAAGCCTCTATGTGTCGATCACAAATCAAGTTCAGTCGAGCATGTTAGAGGTTTTATTGTTGATACCTATTACGACCGCGCCCTTAAGAGAGTAATCGCTCTTTGCGCTTTGGACAAGGCGGGCTATCCTCAATTAGCAAGACAAGTTTCTACTGGCGTCTCTAACTGCGTATCAATGGGTACGGCTGTAGGACGTGCAATTTGTACTGAAGCTGGATGCCATCGTGTCGCTCGTACAGAACAAGATTTTTGTGACCATATGAAGAGAAAGACTTCTTATGGCGAAATCAACGTTGACTTAAATCCAATTGAGTTGTCAATTGTTGTTAATGGAGCTGATCCAAAAGCTAACATTAAACATATTATTGCTGCTGCTCAAAATCTTAGCAATTATGTTGAGAGAAAACAAGATCAATTAAACAAATTAGCTGATAGCTACAAAGCAAACATCTCATTCACTAAAGGTCAAACTAATGAATTGATGGATGATGCTGGTGGAGCAGTCACTAACGTTGAAGTTGTCTCAAAAGATTTGGACACTTTTAAACAAGATGTTGAAAAGGCAATTGAAGATTTTAAATCACTACAATCTTCGATGGCAAAAGAAGAAATATCTACTAATTCTTCTGCATCTAATGAAACATCAGACACAAGTGAGCTGGCCGAGACCGCTGCTGTGTCAACAGATTCTGGATTAGCCCCACCACATGAACGATATGCTTCTGATTCAACTACAGTAGCAGATAGCGAAACAATAAATAACTTGCGTCAAGTTATGGCTTCATTGGAAGATAAGTTAGGGTTAATGAAGCAGAGTTTAGATAAGTTAGTTTTGAACACTTCTATACAAACACAAGAGGAACATATGTCTGGATCAAAAGAAATTAATAAGAAGGGTTACTACCTTGGTACTGAGGAACCAACCCCTGGGCAACCAAAGTACACCAAGGATCCTCTTAATGAAAAGCTAAGAGATACGGAAGACCGTAACATGAAGGCTACTGATGACATGGGCCCAGTCGACGGAATGTATCCAGGCGATCTTGAGCGTAAGAAGATGTTAGCTCGTGCCGAATCTGAGGAGCGTGCAATGAAGAGAAATGCAGTTGTAACAATGGCCAAGCAAGCTCTTGAAGAGAAGAAGGCTTACTTCCAAAATGGTGATGGAAACAATCCAGGAACCCCAACTCCAGGAAAAGTTAAATATCCTGCTGACAAACTAAACGAGCAACTTCGTGACAAAGAAGATAAGCACATGAATGGCGCAAAACCATTCCCAGGTGTTGGTCCAGTCGACGGAATGTATCCAGAAGATCAAAAGAAGAAGGAATTAGTTAACAGAGCTTCTCTTAGAGCAAGATTTGTTAAAGCAGCTAATGGCGATGGTACTCAAAACATCGGCAAGAGCGCTTGGGAAGTTTTCCTTGGTGACAAGCTTCTATTAACTGCATCTGTTGATGAGTTATCTGGTGGACGTTCTGAAGTTCTTTACGACAGCATTGCTACTAAAGAATTCGGAAGTAAATTGATTGAAAAAGTCAAGGTTCAAGGCGCTGATAAAGTAAGTTCTCTTATCAAGAGTGCTCAAGTTCCTGCTGCTCCAGCAGCCCCAGAAGCTGCACCAGCTCCAGAAGCTGCTCCAGCCGGTGGTGAAGACTCAGGTAAAGATGGCGATCCAAAAGAAGTCGCTCTTGACCTTGCCAAGAAGATGACTGAGCTTGCATCTGATCAATTAGAGGCTGTTAGGGCTCTAACTGGTGAGCAAGCTGAAATGGGAGAAGCTGGTGACGTTGGTGGTGACATGCCTGAAATGGGAGCAACCGCTTCTGACCAAGGTTCAAGAACCCTTAACACTCTAAGAGTGGAATTAAACGGCGCCCTTACTCAAGCACTTAAAGAATCTTATGCTGGTCTTGCTTCTCACAAGGAAGAATTAGACATGATCGTTAGAATTTGCGAGCGCAGTGAAAACGGTGCTGCTAACAACGAGATTGTTGGACCAATTTTTGATGACGCACTAGTTGCAGCCAAGAGCGCAGTTGCTGATGGTTTCAAACTAATGAACGCTTTCGTTAAGTATGCTCGTGGTACTAAAGCTATCGTTAAACGTGCTGAAATCCAAGCAGAACTTGAAGCCTTAGCTGAGGGAGAGAATATGACTGAAGAGAATGATAGTAACTCTGCTGACAGCGACCTAATGAGCCTAATCAGTGAGACTAACTCTGATCTTGATGCATTAGACGCTGCTCCAGAAGAACATGATGAATCAATGGAAGGTCTTGAAGGACTTCTTGATATGCCAGCCGATGA